AAATAAGACAAAGGGATTTTTTGATTTTTGATATAAGGCGGTGAAGCGTAGTGAAGGAACGAAACGGCAGTAAACCCCGAAAATCAAAAAGGGAAAAAGCGCCGAAACCGCGGTCAAAGGAAAACACGGAAGCGGTAAATTCGGCGTTTATATTATTCATACAAGGCGCAAATCAAAAGGAAATTACCGACAAGACGGGTTTATCAAAAGGTATGATTGCCGAATACGTCAAATCAAAGCCGTGGAAGGAAGCCAAGGACAAATATCAAAAGGAATTATTGGAAGCGTTGGAATCCGAAGCAATCGACGACGATATAACCAAGGTCAACACAATGAAAGCAGTATCACGGCAATTATATAATGAAGCAATGGTCGTTCCGACAAGTGTTACAAACAAAGGGGACGTTTTGCGCGAAGGGCGTATGCTTGCGGAATTGGCGTTGAAAGTATCGGGGCAATTAGACGAATCCCCGAAGGTATCATTGACAATCACGGAAATAATGAAACGCGGTTCATTGAAAAAGCAAGCCAAAGGGTCAAAGTAATGACCGACCAATTCACCGACGACGATTGCGAAGGTGTATACGACGAATATTTGAAAAAGCCGTTGGCGTTCAAGGACACGTTCTTGAAATCAAAGCCGTTCACAAAAGAACAAAGCGACATATTCAAAGGATTGTTCAAGAACCAACGAAGCATAATATCGTCGTGTCATAATTTCGGGAAAACCTTTATTATGGCGAACGCCTTCCATACGGCAATGAATATATACGCGCCCGAAGTAATCATTATCACAACGGCGCCGACATACCGACAAGTCAAATCCGTATTATGGGCGGAAATCCGAAGGATATTCAAGAACGCAAACGCCGACGGGGTCGTATTGGACGGTAAAATGAATTTGACCGAATACATATTGGGTGATAAATGGTATGGAATAGGATTTTCCCCAAGGAAAAGCAATGAAGGGGATAATTCAGTATTCCAAGGCGCCCACGAACGAACGTTGATAATCATATTCGACGAAGCGACAGGAATCCCCAAAAAGTTGTGGGACGACGCGGAAGGTATGTTGACCCACGCGGGGAACGTGTTCTTTTGGGCGATAGGAAACCCGACCGATACAAGCGCGGAATTCTATCGCAAATCAACAACGTTCGGTTGGAAGTATACGAAAGTTACTTGTTTTGATACGCCGAATTTACAGGCAAACAATATTCGTTCATTAAAAGATATCCGTCGCGAAGCAAACAAGATTCGCAAAATGAACACGGATAAACAAAGGTTGGATTACTTGGGGCGATATAAGGTCGTCAATCCGTATTTACTATCGACCCGTTGGGTCATTGAAAAGTATTTGGATTGGGGCGAACAATCCCCGTTGTTTCAATCAAAGGTAATCGGCGAATTCCCAATATCAACCAAGAATACGTTGGTTCCATTAAAGCGTATGCGCGAAATCACGCTTGGAAGGTCGTTCACGGAAAAAGGCAAGGTCATTTGGGAATCGGAAGCACAGGGATTCGCTTATTGGAACGGCGACGAAACAATATACGTCGGAATCGACGTTGCGCGCGAAGGGGACGACCGTTCGGTAATATTCGCAATGCAAGGGAACCGCGAAATATTCAAGAAGGAATATCCCAAGACATATATCGATACCAAGAAGGGAACGAAATTACTTGAAAATTCGAATTACCTTGCGGGTGAAGTAATAACGAACATTGTTGACCCGAATCCGACAACCAATATCAAAGTGAACGTCGATACAACGGGGGGTTATGGCGACGGGGTATATGACGCCTTGGACGATAACCAACGCTTAATGGACGACGTTTTCTTTTCAGTATACCGAACCAATTTCGCAGAAAACGCGACGGCGGTCGAAAAGTATACAAACAGGGTGTCGGAAATATGGATTGATACCGCCAAGGACATAATGTCGGACGAAGGATTGTTGCTTGAACCCGACGACGATATCGTTTCCGAAATCACAACCCGAATCAAGGATTACGACAACAAGCAACGTGAACGAATCGAAGCCAAGGACGGATTCAAGAAGCGAATCGGTCGTTCACCCGACAAATCGGACGCGGTCGCATTGGCGAATTCATTAAGACACGGCGCGGGACATAAAGCGCGGGGGTCGTGGTCAAGTTTAAAGAAACGCGAAGCAGAAAAAGAAGCGCAAACAAAAGGGCGCACAATAAACGGCGTTTATATACGCAAATAATAAAAGGAAGGGGAAATCTTAATGGCAAAAAAGAACCGAACCGTTATTCAATCCATTAAAGCAATATTCCAACCAAAAATCGGGACAAGGCAATCAATGATATTTGCCGACCCCCGAATCAAGGCGGACACGGAAAATATAAGGGCATTACCAACAAGCGCGCAAGGCAAATCGGGAACGGACATACAATCGGGACAATTCGTTGACGAATATTTATCGACATTAAAAGGACGGGACGCAATAATTGAATTTGATAAAATGCGCAGGCAAGACGACGGCGTCATACGCGTAATCCGTATGATAACCAATCCGATTAAGTCCGCCAATTGGTATATTGAATCGGGGAAAACAGGGGACAAGAAAATGGACGAAATCGCGGACGCCGTAACGTTTGACGTGTTCGACGATATGTCCAAACCGTGGTCGCAAAACCTTAATGACATTATAACCTTTTTACCGTTTGGATTTTCTCTATTCGAACCGACCAAGAAGGTATCAACAACCAAAAAATACGGGACACGTTGGAATATAAAGGATTTGGGATTCCGCGCACAAAAGACAATTACGGAGTGGGATATTAAAGACGGCAAAATCATAAAGGTTCATCAAGAATATACAGGCGACGACCCCGTGGACGTATGGTTGGACGGGAAACGCATTATCGTATTTACGAACGACCGCGAAGGGGACGAATTCGACGGCATTTCAATATTAAGGGCAATATATGGAAACTATTTACGCAAGCAAACATATTTGACGATTCTTTATAATGGTATGCGCAAGAACGCGGACGGGATTCCCGTTGTTACGGTTCCCGCGGGACGTGAATCGTCAAAGGAATTGGACACGGCGGAATTGTTCTTGCAATCGTATACCGACGGCGAACGACCGTATTTAATCGTTCCCGAAGGATTTGAATTTGATATCAAGGACGCCAAGTTCGACGCGAAAAAGGTTCAAGACATTATCGACGGGGAAAACGTCGGTATGATTAAATCGATATTGGCGCAGTTCTTGGAATTGGGACAATCGGGCGCGGGCGGTTCTTATTCACTTGGAACCGACCAATCGGACATATTCCTTGACACCTTGGTTCAATATGGTAATTACATTTGCGATATGTTCAACAAGCATATAATCAAACCATTGGTCATTGAAAATTACGGCGAACAAGAATATTATCCCGAATTGAAGGTTTCGGGAATCAAGGACAAGGCGTCGAAGGAATTCGCGGAAATATTGAAATTTTTATCCGACGCGGGATTGTTATCCCAAGACGCAACATTGATTCAATGGGCGCGTGAATTCTACAATTTACCCGAAGCCGACGAAACGGAAATCTTGCAAACATTAAAGCAAAAGAACGCGCCGACAATCGTTCAAAATCCGTTTAATCCACAACAACCCGCACAGGCGCAACCACAACCGCCCGCAGATAATAAGGACAAGGGAACCGCACAACCACAGGGCGCGGACAAGCCAAATCAACAAGACGTTCAAGATACAAAGGACGACCAAGCCAAGAAGGGAAAACAAATGTCATTGGCGGAAGCAATCGACGGATTGACCGTATATGCAAACAAGGTTGATTTACAAGAAGTCAATCAAGCGTTCGAACAATTCGAAGCGCAATACAATACAGTTGTTCGCAACCGTTTAAATTTAATGGCGGAAAAGTATATGGCGGATATTCGAAACGCAATGAAGCACGGGAAAAGCGTCAAGAAAATTGACGTTGGTATGTTGCGGGATTTTGCCGAAGCGGTTGGAAAGCAGATTGAAAAAATGGAAACCGAAGGATTTCAACAAGTGGAATCGGAATTGGGCATAATCAACGGTGAAGGTGAATAATGGCAAAAATACAAACGCAACCAACAAGCAACCAAGAAGTTGACGAATTGGGAAACATTGTCGACAAGAATCGCGACATTATGGTTGACGAATCGGAAGTATTAGACGCAACGGATAAACCGCCGTCAAAACCGCACGGGATTATATGTCATTTTCCCGAAGGCAACGAAAAGGGGTTGGAATAGTGGGGTATTTATTTACAAACAGGATTTTAGATAAAAAGGACAAAACAAAAGGTTGGGCGATTACAGGGCGTCGGGCGACCACGGCGGAAATACAACAAATGGTTCAAGCGGGGGACATAACTCTTGAACAAGCCAACCGCGCGCATAATCCATTTTATTTTTATGAATATACGGAATACAAGGTTGAACAATCGTCGTATTCGCGCAAAAAATATTGGACGCCTATTAAAACGCGACCCGTTGAACAAAAGGATTTTAACAAATGGTTGGACGCAATCAATGTTAAAGGGATAAACAAAATAGGCGGGGCGCCCGTAACGGCATTACAACAAGAACTAATGGAATACACAAATGCAATTGCGTATAAGAATATGGAAAATTTTGGATTTGACCCGAACAAATACAAATTCATTTGGTCGAACGGTAAAAGGGCGGGGGCGTATGCCGACGCGTATATTATGGAACCAACAATTGTAAACGGATATAAAGGCGCGGGACGAATTATGTTTTATCCGAACGCGAATTTGAATTCGTATGCAATGTCAAAGTATATGTCCGACCCCGCGTTTGCAGAAAAAACACGCGTTCGCTTATTCAAAACCGCGGTTCACGAATCTTTACACTTGGTTGATTGGTGTTTGAACGACCATTTGGACGCGTATATGAATTTGGAAATGGCGACGTATGAACGATACGGATATCGCGTATTGTCATACGGGCGGTATACGGCAAAAGAAAACGGACGATACGTCGCCGAAATAATGAATATCCGAACGGGGCAAATATATAATCCGACAGGTTGGACACCCGAATTGTATATGGACAAGAAGGCGTTCGACGAAGCGTTGGCGCTTTATGAAAAGGAATTAAAAGCGTGGTTGAAAAAGACTCCCAACGCGTCCGAGTTTGAAATACGACACTTTTTCAAGAAGCAACGCCCGCAGTTGTCGGACATTACATATTCCGCACGAATAGCGGACGGCAACAAAACGATTGATAATTTTACAAAATCAAAAGTTGGGGGCGCAAAAGCAACGAAGGATTTTCGCGAACCAAATATAAACAACACGAAAAACCCTTGGACAAAACCCGAAGGAAAAGCCGTGAAACCGCCCAAGCAATCGGCGTTGAAAAAACCCGTAGTTAAAAAAGCGATTCAAGCAAGCGCGACAACGCAGGCGTGGACAATTGCGCGGACGTATGGAACCGAAATAAAACGTCGGGCAATCTTGGCGTTTCAATTTGGAAAAAACGTTGGTATGGACGACGGACAATTGTTGAATCATATTCGGGAAAATTTATCGAAGTATACCGCGAACCCAAACAACCTTGGGGGAAACGTGGTCGCCAACGGTTCAATCAATAATGGTCGTATGAAGGCGTTTAAAAATTACGAATACAGATTGTCGGGATATGAATACAACGCAATATTAGACGCGCGGACGTCGGAAACGTGCGAATACCTTCACGGGAAAACGATATTGGTCAAGGACGGCGAAGTTCCCGAAATGGCGCCCCCGAATCATTTCGGTTGCCGTTCGATATTGATTCCGATTACTATTACGGACAAGCAACCCGAACAATGGACGGGTTTTGAGTGGGACAAGGTTCAAAAAGCACAGGCGGAAAATAAAATGATTAAAGTCGGCAAAAAGACACTTGACCCGACCAAGATATTGAAACAAAAAAACTTATAAGGCGGTGAACAAAAATGAATCTAAAATTTATTACGAAGTTGGCGGAAGGCGGAAGCGGGGAAATTCAAATTATGCGAACGGGGAAATGGAATCACCCGCAATACGGGTTGTTTGAAATCACAAAAGAAAAAATCGCGAATTATATCAAGAATTTTGAAGCGAACGTTCGCGGTTTGGTTGACGAAAACGGCAATCCGCAGATTGACACAGATTACGACCATAAAAAACGAACCGACAAGGCGTCGGGTTGGATAAAAGGGTTATCGGTAAAAAACGAAGGGAACGAATTATGGGCGAAAGTAGAACCAACGTCGGACGCGAAAGTTGCGATTAAGAACGGCGAATATAAATACTTTTCACCCGAATTCACCGACGAATACACCGACCCCGAAACCAATCGAACCTTTAAGGACGTTTTATTGGGGGGCGCGTTGACCAATCGCCCGTTTATCAAAGGTATGTCGGCGGTTTCATTGTCCGAATCACAATCGGCGGGTTGTGATATATACCTTTTAACCGACGGCGAAGGCGAACAAGACCCCGAAAATAATCAAAGGAAGGACGGTGTTTCAACAATGGACGCAATAAAAGAGTTAGCAGAATTAAAAGGAACGCACGCGGGAACCGTCAAGGAATTGACCGAAGCGAAAACAACGATTGCCAAACAGGAAAAAGACATTGCCGACAACAAGAAAAAACTTGACGAAGCCCAAGCAACAATCAAGGAAATGAAGGACGCGAAGGAAAAGGAAATCGCGGACGCAAAGGAAAAGGAAGTAAAATCTTTAATGGAAATTGCAATCAAGGAAGGCAAGGTCAAACCCGCGGACACAAAGGAAATCGACGGCAAAAAAGGGTTCTTGCTTAAACTTGCGGAAACAGATATTGAATCCGCAAAAGAAACAGTTTCAAGGTTGCCGAAAATACTTGACGACGAAGCCAAAGGCGATTCGGGCGCGGGTATGGACGACGACGCAAGCAAGACAGGCAAAAAGGAATTGTCCGAAGCAGATTTTGACGCCAAGGCGACAAAACTTGCGGACGAAAGTTACGACGGCGATTATGAATCCGCAGTAAAATCAATGGAAGCACAGGGATTCAAAGTCAAAGCGTAAAAGCAAAATAAAAATCAAAGGAAGGAAGGTGTTTTGAAATGTCTACAAAACCAAACGCAGTTGTTGCGCCGTTTACGGCGGGCGCAGATTTAAGCGCAAAACAGTATTACGGCGTGAAGTTACATACGACCGAAGGACAGGTTGTTCTTGCGGGCGACGCCGACGAAGCAATCGGAGTTCTTGACAACGTGGGCGCAGTATCGGGGCAACCCGTGTCCGTTGTTGTTGGGGGCGGGACAAAGGCAATCGCAAGTGGGGCGCTTGCAATCGGAACCAAAGTAAATTTCGACGCGAACGGGAAACTTCAATCCGCAAGCGCAACCGAATTTTACATTGGAAGGTTGATTGAACCCGCACTTGCGGACGGCGACATTGTCGCGTTGATAATTGAAAAAGGATTCGTTCCCGCTTAATGGGTTTTGAATCAACAAAAAAATAAAGGAAGGAAGGTGTTTCAACAATGAATACAATACAAGCAACAAACAATCCCGTTGATTCTAAAATCTTAAACGGGCGTATGAACAAGATTGAAGGTATGATTGCAAGAAAAATCCTGCCTGAAATCGAAGCAAAATACGAATTCGTCGACGTGAAGGAAATCGGCGCGGAGTTTTTAAGAATCCACGACGATATCGCCGACGGCGGTTCGGAAACCGCGGAAATTACTTATTCACTTTCCAAGGCGGAAAAGGTTTTCATTAAAGACCACAGGTTGAAAATGAAAATCACCAAGGACGACGCAAGGGAATACGGTTCAATGACGGAAGCCAAAAGGTGGGGTAAAACGCTTTTAATGCAAGCGATAATGGTTATACAGGAACGCGGATTATCCGCCCAAATGGAAAACACTTCCGTTATCACCCAACAGGACACGTTATCGGGAACCGACCAATGGTCGGACAAGAACAATTCCGACCCGATAGGCGACATTGAGTTGGCAAAAAATACCATTTACGATTCGGTCGGTATGGCGCCCAACACAATGATTATGTCGTGGAAGGTATTCCAAGCATTAAGATTTCACCCGCAAGTTGCCGATTTACTTGGAACCAAGTATGGCGGAAACGGCGTGAAAAATTCAACCGCGGGGTTGACGATTGAACAAATCAAATCCGCGTTTGACGTGAAGCAAGTTCTTATTGGCGAAGGTGTATACAACACCGCCAAGGAAGGACAAACAAAATCAATGTCCCCAATTTGGGGCAAACATTGTTGGTTGGCGTATATCAATCCAAATCCGAACCCGAACAAGGCGGAAGATTCGTTCGGTTATACTTTTTGGGGCGGTATGCCACAGGGCAATTCGAAACTTCTATCCGACAGTTACGAAATTAAAGACCCGCCAAAAGCGGAATTCGTTCGTGTCGAAATGGATTATGCGCAAACCCTGTTAAAAACAACCGCGTGTTATCTAATTAAAGACGCAATCGCTTAAACGCGATTTGTTCTTTTCACGGTAGCAAAAGGGTAGCATCAACGGCGCGGGTTGAATAAACCGCCCGCGCCGAAATAAAACGGAAGGAAGGTATCAAGCAATGGCAAAAAAAGCAAAAACCGAAGCGGAAAAGAAGGCGGAAGCGGAAGCAAAAGCAAAAAAGAAGGAAGCCGACGCAAGGGCGGAAGGTGAAAAGGAAGTTACAAGCAACGACCAAGTAAACCAAAACGTCCGACACGACGGGAAAAGGTATGTCAAAGGCGACAAAATCACCGACCCACAAATCAAAAAGATATTCGCCGAAAAGGGATATCTTGGTAAACTTGGAAACGTGCAAGGCATAAAGACCGACAAGGGAATACAGGCGTCAACCGACGACGACAAGTAAAAGGGGGCGGACAATATGGGTTATCACGATATCGACGACGTCAAAGCGGAAACGGGTCAAACATACGACGCGAATTCCCTTCCGACGGCAACAAAGGTCAACGATTTAATCGCCAATACCGACGCGGTAATTGACGGGTATATCAAGGGTCGTTATAATGTCCCTGTTACGGTCGCAGATTCCCCGACGGCGTATAAGGTGTTGAAGCGAATCGCCTTAAAAATGACCGTCGCCGAAATCGAAGTAATCCAAAAGGAAACGACGCGCCGTTCAACCACGGAAGGCGATTCCGACCCTATCAATGCAAAAAAGGCGGAAGCGTTGCGGTATTTAAGGGATATTGAAAAAGGTATTTTGGAATTGACGGACGCAACAAAAGGACATACGACAGGCGAAGTTCGATATGGAACGGGGACGGACACGGACGAAAATCCGCCGACCCCGAATTGGTAAAATGGCAATTGACAAACCGAACGTTAAAGCGGAAATCGAAAATTACGCGCGATTTCAAAAGTTCTTGGAAAGCGCAATAAAACGGGTCGGCGATTTGTCGCCCGCGTTTAACAGTATCGCGAACGATTGGTTGAAAAACAATCGACAAATTTTTAAGTTAAAGTCAAAAGGACAATATCAAGATTTGTCGACAAAACCGTTCGTCGCCTTTTGGGAATCCGACAAACGTTTCCGCAAGTTTTGGGAAGGCGGTTACAAGGAATTTAAAAGGGCGAAATATGGGTTTGATTATCCTATATTGAAAAGAACGGGGCGGTTGGAAGCGTCAATGACCGACCGTAATTCGCCCGATTCCGTAATTGTTATCGACGCGACGGCGCTTGTTATGGGAACCAATGTTGAATACGGAGTTTATCACCAATCATTGGCGCCAAGAAAAAAGATTCCCTATCGTCCATTTATTATAACGAAGGAAGGAATCAAGACAGGCGGGAAATACGATACTTGGCAAAAACAAAAACGGCGGTTTGTTCGTATAATAAGGACATACGTTCAACGCCAATTAAAAAAATCTATTTAAGAAGGGGGCGCATTTATGGCGCGATATGATATTGAAAGTTTGATTGACGACATAAAAAGGATAATCGTCGACCATTACAACGACGCATTGACGGCAATTGATACCGAAAAGGGCGATTTCGTTTTAAAGAAGTTGGAAACGTCCGACGGTATCGCGTTGTTTGATTCGAACGCGTCCAATTTGGCGCGCGACCCGAATATGACAATCAATGTTACAACGGACGACCCGTTGGATAATGCCGTTGGCGGACACGCGGTTGACGTTGAAATTTGGTTGCGGGTTCGCGAAACCGCGGAACGCGACGGTATATTGGAACGAAGGATTTTCCGCTATATGCGCGCGTTGTATCAATTGTTTGTTGTTGACGTCCGCAAGTATAACATACAGGCAATCGCGAACGTATCGACAATCGGGTATTTCGGGGAACCGACCGAAGGACGGAACGTTCCGCGTAAAACTATATTGACGGGCGGTATTGTTTTGCAATGCCGTATATCTTAAAAGGAAGGTGAACGCAAATGTCAAAAAAGAAAAATAAAAAGGACGGGGACGAACCCGAAAAAGAAACGTCCGAAGGTTCCAACACCGAAGGAACCGACGTTTCCGAAATCGAAATCGTTCCAAAAAAGGATTGGTTGATAAATTGTCCGCCGACATTTATCAAACAGTTGAAACAGGACGAACCCGCAACGGTTCCGAAACAGTTTGTTCAAGGATTGCGCACGGAAGGCGTAATTGATTAAAATCTACAAAGGAAGGAAGGTGTTTCACAATGTCAGAATCAGAACGTATCAAACGGTTTGGAATCCACAGTTTGACCCTTATCAACCGAAGCACAGGCGAAATATTATGCCGACCGCTTGAAATATTGGGCGAAGCAACGGTTGACATTGGGGGCGAAACCGTCAAGTTATTTGGCGGGTCGTCAAAGTTTCCTTGGGGAACGGAGTTGACAAGGTTCAACGGAACGTTGTCCGCAAACGTCAAGGAATATCCCGCGGATTTGGTCGCGCTTTTAAACGGAACCGACCCAACAAAAAGAA